AGACTCGCGTTGGCGGCAACCTGAATCTGGTTGGTGCCAGTGGTGAACGTGAGCGTAGAGATGCCGCTGCCCATGTTGTTAGCGCTGCCGGTGCCAGAGAGGATGATGTCGGACACCTTCCAGCCAACCGACTTGCCAAGATTGCCAACGAGCCATTTCTTGAAGGCGTCGATGGTCATGCGCTCGACGGAATCAGAGATTTCAAGAAGCTTGGTGATCTCGTGGCCACCAAGCGAGACCTGAGTGTAGGTGTCCTTGGTGGGCGTGATGGTCGCGCCTTCGGCATGGGCGGAAGCGGCCTGAACGGTGCCCTCAACGGTGTACTTCACGCCGCCGGGAACGTGGTTGAGCGTGATGTAGTCAAGCAGGGGTGCGTACTGCTTGGCAACCTCGATGATGCCGTTCACAAGCTCGACGGGGACAACGCGGCCAGCGTCGTTAGCGCCGATGGTGAAGCCGTTGTCGGCATAGGCGCGCTGCTCGAAGTTGACGTGCTCGAAGGACCGGCGCTCGGCGTCGCTCATCTGTCGGCGCTGGAGGTAGTGCACAAACGCACGGGTGTAGGTCTCGGAGTCCGCGCCCATGTCGGTGGTCTCGACAATGGAGCCGTTGAACTGCATTCCGCCCCGGTTGCGGTTGAGCTGTACGGAGTCGATGCGGGTGGCGTTGCCCTGCTCGATGGCGTTGCGAGCGGCAGCGGCCTGCTCGTCGCGCTTGGCAGCGGCAGCGTTGCGCTCGTTGAGCTCGTCGGTGAGGGCGGCAACACGCTCGTCATGCGCGTTGGCATCCTCGGGGCTCATGCCCTCGAGGTCGGCGGCAAGGCGCTCTTCGAGCTCGTTGACGATCTCGGCGCTGGTCATGGTCTTAACGTCCATTTCTTACCTCTTTCTGAAAGACTTGCTGATGGCGATTGCCGCAAGCGCCTCCTGGTGCTTGCGTTGACGTGCAGACTCCCTGCGCGTCAGCTTGATCACTCCGTCAAGCAGGTTTCGAGCGGAAATGTCCGTGTTGGGGTCGGCTGGGACACTAACCGCGGAAACGTCGTAGATGCGGCCCACCTTCTTGATGATGTAGGTGTGCTCGCTTGGGTCGTAGTCGCTTTCATCGACGGTGAAAGCCCACGACATGCGGGTGATGAGACCTGCGGCGATATCCTCGTAAAGAGATCGGGAGGTCTCGGTGCTCTTGAGGTCGGCAGCGGTGAAGAGGCCGTGCTTGTCGGGCTCGACAACGAGCGTGTTGTTGCTCATCCGGGCAAAGACGCGGCCACGGTGGTCGTACTGCATGATCACGTCGCTCATGTCGCAGTTGTCGAATGCGTCCGGAAGAACGATCTCCTTGTACTCCGTGCCGTCCCACGAATCGCGGAAAAGCACGTAAGGGTCGTTGAAGGTGGAGGCGTATCCCTCCACGTAGTAATCGGAATCGAACCGCTTTTCGTAGCCCGCACGCTCGATGATGCCGAGCGGGCTGGTCATGGAGCGGTACTGCCTCTCGTTAGGCTTGGCTGGCATCGTCTTCTCCATTTCCGTCGATTGCCGCGTTTGTGAGTGCGGCCTGCGCCGCTTGGTCTGCCGTGTGCTCGCTGATGAGGGCAAGGTCGATGTACTCGCCGCGGATGACGTGCTTATCGCCGCCGTCGTAGTGCGCCGTCTGGAACACGTCTGCCACGTCGTTGCCGCACCAGATGCCACGGTCGAAGAGCGCCGTTGCAACGTTGAGCTTCGTCGTGTTCGATGCGAACTCAAGGCGGTTGGCGCTGAATGTGATCTCGTTTCCGCGTGAAATCTCAAGCGGCGAGAACGTCATTACGGTGAGCACGGTGCCGAGCTGCACTGCGAAGGGCTCGATGCGGCCCTCATAGAAGCTGTTGAAGACCTCTTCCGTCGCACGATTGAGGATGATATCCTCGTTCGTGCCGAAGTAGCGGTAGACGCTCTTCTCGATGCGCTCCATCTGGGCGGGGTCAACGGTGTAGCTGTTAGGCGTGACCTGCACAACGTTGTCGAAGCCGCGATCATAGACCGCGATGCCGCCAGCATTCTCAACGGAAAGGTTCTGCTCGTTGAACTCCTTCTGGCGCTTGCGCATCTCATCCTGGTCAAGGTTCATGGCGAACTTGCCCATGAAGCGCACGGCAGCGCCTTGACGGATGGCGTTCTGCTCCGCATCGTTCTCGGCCTGCATGAGCGCGAGCGTCGAATCGAGCGCCCTGCCGCCGTCTCCGAAGAGGTCTGAGCGGTACTGGTGGCGCGTGAGCACGCCAACCTTAGACCACTCGACGTAGGCGGTCTGCGAGCTCGGGAAGGACAGCTTGAGCCAAGCCGTGCCGTCCACGTCGTAGACCTCGCACATGCTGGGAAGGATGGGCCAATAGCCCGCATGCTCCCCATTCGCATCGTAGATGGGAACGATGAGGCACGTCTCATCGACCTGCAGCATAGTCCAGATGCGGCGAATGAACTGCGGGGTTGTCTGCCACGGGTTGGGCTGCAGACGCAGAGACGCCGTTGCCCTTCTCGCCGCCGTCCCCGAGATCTCGGGCTTGAGCTTGCTGGCATGGTCTGCGCCGCTCTCGATGGCAGAGCGCGTGAGCTCTGCCTCGTACAAGCCGCCCTGCCACGTCGTAAAGACTGGGTTGTAGGCCGTGAACGTGGTAAAGTAGCCGTCCGTGGCCTTGACGATGGGCCGATGGAAGATTGCATCGAACATCGACCTCAGACTGAATCTAGGCATCTAGCCTCCAATCAATGCCCTGTAGTTGTCCATCTGCTCCCGCAGGGTCACGAAAGCGTCAATCTCAGCCGCCCATGCGTCGATGCGGTTGCGCGGGTCGCTGTTCTTCTTGTCCGGCGCTATGTTGCCGTTGGCATCGGTGCGCACCATGACGTTGCTTCGGCACCACTCCGCTATCGGATTTGAGTTGTCAACGATGCGGTTCTCCTTGTAGAGCGCCTTAATCTCCTTCATGGGCATCGAAAGCGTCTGAGCGCCTTGGATGACCTTGATGAAGTTGTCTCGCCCGAAATAGCCCGTGTATGCGTCTACCGTGGGCGCATCCCTCATGTGCCACGGGTCGTATCCGCAAGCGATCGCGTAGATGCCGTGCTCTCGGCGCAAATCCTCGAGCCAATCGAGCACCACGCGCTTGTCGATGATGGGATTCGGGTCGGTGCGCATGAGCCCGCGTGCAATCCACATGTCGTAAGGCACGCCGTCCTTGCCGCCGCGCCGCCCCTCCTGTTCCGCTGTCAGCAAGGCACGCTCGGGAATCCACGCCATATGCAGCGCGTAGATGTTGGAATCGCCCGGTCGCATGCCGAGCAGGCACGTAGCGGTTAGGTCGGTGGTGTCGGAGGCGTCGACGCCGCAAATCCAATACTTGATGCCGAGCTCATCAATGTCGAAGGTGGCATCGTTGTGAATCTCAGACCAGTTGAGCCATGCGGTCGATTGGTTCTCGACAAGGTTGAAGTCCTTGACCAGAAGCGTCGGCAGAAATGTCGGGTCATCCTTGGCCTTTGAGACGTTCGCACGCAGCTTGTCGATGCTCTTGATGGTGCCAAGACCGGGATTGGCCTTAATCCAGCAATCCTCGTCTTGCCATTCCTCGCGCTCATCGAGCTCGTAGATGAATGCGATGAAGCGGTCTGCCTTCTCGCCCTCTGCCTTGCCGTCCAGCCACTTGCTGGCGTACTCGTACTGGGCATCGAAGATGCCGCCGCGCACGAAGCCGTTGGTCGTGATCTGCAGCACCAAAGGCTGTCTTCTCGCCGATATGCCTTGGATAACGAGGTCGTACAGGTCGCGGTTCTTCATCGCGGCCAGCTCATCGATGATGGCGCACGAGATGTCGAGGCCGTCAAGATGGTTCGTATTCGCCGAAAGTGCGCGGATGCTCCCCATGTTGAGGTCGCAATAGAGGTCGTTGACGCGCTTGCGGATATGCTTTGCCAGTTGCGGTGAGGTCTTGACCATGCGCTGACAGTTGTCGAAACCCTTGGCAGCTTGGTCGCGTGCCGTGGCAACGTTGTAGACCTCTG